ATGCCAACGCAATCGCACAAGAAACTCGTCGCGGGAAGGGCAACGTCATCATCACCTCTGCTGACGTAGCATCTGCACTGGCAATGGCTGGTGTACTTGACTACTCCTCGGGCATCGGTGGTGCTACCAACTCCCTGGGCGAGATCGACGACACTGGTAACACCTTCGTCGGTACCCTCAACGGTCGCTTCAAGGTCTACATTGACCCATATTCGGCAAACGTTGCTTCTGACCAATACTACGTTGTTGGTTACAAGGGCACCAATGCTTATGACGCTGGTCTGTTCTATTGCCCATATGTACCTCTCCAGATGTACAGAGCAATCGGTCAGGACACCTTCCAGCCACGTATTGGCTTCAAGACCCGCTACGGCATGGTCCTGAACCCATTTGCGAAGGGTCTGACTGCACTGACCAACAGCGATCCACAGCACAGCTCCAACCTTGGCGCTAACGCTTACTATCGCCGTGTTCGCGTTAAGAACCTCATGTGATATAATATTCACATCCGTGTGAAGGAAGTGAGAGGGGTCTTCGGACCCCTCTTTTTTATGTCTAGGTATAAACTCGTAGGCATAAATTTTTGTTGCTTAACTGTATAAAATCAAACATTTTTGCCTAGATAGTAGTAGAATTGAGAAATGATCAAATGATCGAGAGCTCTCCTTTTGTTATTACGCAAATGGATACAGGAGGTGATAATGCACAACATAATCTCACAGAATCAATTAGCAGAATGGACTAACCTTGACGTAAAACTTTCCAATTACCAAAACGAACTAGACAAGGTAAATGACTATTTTAGTTGCTTGATCGAGTGCGAAGAAAATCAATCTGAATGTAAGAGGATATGCAAGTATGTACTAGAAAATTAATAGCATAACATCTCCGAGGGTCGTAAGACCCTCTTTTTTTATCTAAATACTTAGAAAGCTTTCCCTTCAATGGCATACGATGGAACTCTGGTGAACCCAGGGAACAAAAACTTTCTTGCTCCAGTAGGATTCAAATTCGTAATTGGTAGGACACCGAATGTAGATTACTTCTGCCAGTCAGCGTCCATACCTGAGGTCAGTATTGGTGTTAGAGATCTCCCTACACCAGTCAAGGACTACAGTATCCCTGGCGACAAGATGACCTTTGGAGATCTTACTATCCGCTTCCTGGTGGATGAGGATATGGTTAACTACATGGAAATCTATAAGTGGTTGAAGGGATTGTCCAATCCAGATCATCAAAAGAACTTCCAGAAGTATCTGGCAACCGTTGATGAGAAGGGCAGAGACAATGAGTTTGCTAAGATGTTCAGTGACGCTCGTCTGTTGGTTCTGAATAGCAACTACAGACCTAACTGCATTGTCAATTTCCAGGAATTATTTCCTACAAGTTTAACTACTCTGGAGTTTGATGCATCAGCAAGTGACATCAACTACTTTACAGCAGAGGTTAATTTCAAGTATACTTTATATGATATCACTGACGGCGAAGGAACTCGTGTATGAATCTTGAAACCCTTGATGACATGTGGCAGAAAGACGCCGCATTAGATGATGAAAAATTAGATCATGACAGTCTAGCGATCCCTAAGTTGCACGCTAAATATTTAAGACTTTACAACTCGTTCTCAACCCTTAGGGATCAACAGGAACTAAGTGTGAAGCAAGTCTACCGTGATCGGTGGGAATACTATACAGGGAAGTCGGAAAAACCTTTCCACATCAAACTCCTAAAACAAGATGTACCAATCTATCTTGAATCTGATGGAGAATATCAGAAGGCAGTCCTCAAGTTAAAGTATTTAAACCAGATGGTCGAATCATTAAAGACCATTCTCACAGCAATTAACAATCGTTCGTTTCATATTAAAAACGCGATTGAGTTTGCCAAGTTTTTGAAAGGATATGAAATCTAGCGTTATCATTCAAAAGAAAAACGAAGTCTATTTGAAGATCGAGTGTGAACCACATGTACAATATGAATTAGCAGACGAGTTTACTTTTGATGTACCTCAAGCTAAGTTCATGTCTGCCTACAGAAAAAGGTTCTGGGATGGAAAAATCAAACTATTCAGTCCAGGTACAGGCGAGATTTATGTTGGTCTTCTCCCTTACATTACTTCGTTTTGCCAAGAACGCGGGTATGAATATGCATTTAGGGACAACGAATTTTACGGACTTCCATCAGAAGTGGATGAATTCGTTACACCACAAGGGGTCGGAGACTTCGTAGCATCTCTCGGGTTACCATTCAAACCAAGGGACTATCAGTACAAAGGAATATATGAAGCGCTTAGGCATAAGCGCAAACTATTGTTATCGCCAACTGGATCGGGTAAGTCATTGATGATCTATGCCCTGACTAGATTCTTTGAAGCGAAAAATCTAAAAACTCTCATTGTTGTTCCCACTACATCTCTCGTAGAGCAGATGTCAAAAGACTTTGAAGAGTATGGGTGGAACGCAAAACATCACTGCCATAAAGTATATGGCGGAGAATCTCCTATGTCCAAGAAGGACGTAGTGATTACTACTTGGCAATCCATCTACAAAATGCCAAAGAGTTACTTTAATGATTTTGGTGCAATCATCGGAGACGAAGCGCATCTCTTCAAAGCAAAGTCTCTCACCAATATCATGAACAAGTTGCATGATTGCAAATATAGGGTCGGATTTACTGGCACATTAGATGGTACCCATACAAACCGCCTGGTTCTCGAAGGTGTGTTTGGTGCTGTCAATAAAGTTACTAAGACTGAAAAACTGATCAAAGCAGGGCATCTCTCTGAGTTTGAGATCAAGGTTCTGCTGCTCAAACATGATGCAAAGGCATTTGATTCTTACCAGGATGAAATGGATTACCTGGTTGACAATGAAGCACGTAACAGGTTCATTCGCAATCTGGTCTGCGACTTGGAAGGAAATACCTTGGTGTTGTTCAACTACGTTGAACGGCATGGGATGCCACTTTTTGACTTGATAAATAATAAAGTAGGGGACCATAGAAAGGTTTTCCTAGTACACGGAGGAGTAGAGGTTGAGGATAGAGAAAAGGCAAGAAGTATTGCCGAACATACATCCGATTCTATTATCGTAGCATCTTACGGCACATTTAGTACAGGTATTAATATCAGAAACCTTCATAATGTTGTCTTTGCTTCTCCCAGTAAATCGAAAGTAAGAAACCTCCAGAGCATCGGGCGCGTTCTCAGAAGAGGTACAAATAAAAAGAAAGCAGTCCTTTATGATATCGCTGATGATATCAGTAAGGGTAGCAGAAGAAACTACACATTGAACCATCTCGTTGAGAGAGTAAAAATATACAATGAAGAAAACTTTAACTATGAATTTATTGATGTCCGCATTAGAGAGTAGTATGGACCAAGAATTTCTTGCAGCACTGAAACTAGTATCTGGAGAAGAGATTCTTGCCGTTGCGTGCCATGTACAAGATGATGACGGGGACTATGTAATTGTCGAAAATCCCATAGAGATTGAAGAAATTCAAATGGGAAAAAAGGTAGGAGCAAAAGTATCCCCATGGATGAAGTTCTCTAGAGAAGAAACATTCATCATTCCGAAACAACAGATCATCACAATGGTTGAGGTAGACAAAGACGTACAGACATTCTACAGTCTGTCCCTCAAGAAGCTTGATGGAAACACAGCACCCTCGTCAGGAAGACTTTCTTCAGTAGAAGAAGCTCGTAGTAAACTTGAGGATATCTTTAACGAATAAAGCTCTTTAGAGTTCGTTTCTGAAATCGCACACTCATATTCTATAGATGGTTTAGAGGTTTGTCAAGCCCTTGTCACTTCGTCACCATAATGCTACAATTAAATCAACTGATACAAAGAGATGAATGGTAAGGAAAAAGATCCAGTCAGAGCACTACGTTAACAATAAAGAGTTCCTAGAAGCTCTGGTTGTTTTTAAATCTAAGTGTGCTGCTGCAAAGGAGAAAGGTGAACCACGTCCTCCCATCAGCAACTATATTGGCGAGTGCTTTCTAAAGATCGCTACCCACCTCTCATACAAACCAAACTTCGTGAACTACATGTTCAGGGAAGATATGATTTGTGATGGTATTGAAAATTGTGTGCAGTATATTGAGAACTTCAACCCTGAGAAATCAAGTAATCCTTTTGCATACTTTACACAAATTATTTACTATGCATTCTTGCGTAGAATTCAAAAGGAGAAAAGACAACTTGAAATCAAAAACAAGATTCTAACAAAGTCTGGTTACGATCAAGTCTTCTATACTGATAGTAACGAAGCATCATCAGACTACAACACAATTAAAGAGAACGTCGAGATCAGAATCAAATGAGTTTAAGTGTTACCCTCGGTGGCACCATCGAGAAGGACATCCCAGCAGATGTCGAATGGATTGATGATGCATTTTATATTAAAAAAACGCGGTTCGGTCTTTATACTTCTATCTTGAAAGATCCTCTAGGTTCTCACTTTATTACTGGTGGTACCTATGAAGGAGTTCTAACTGTTTCTCGCTGGCACCTCAAGTGCTTGCAAGAAGGCACTCTTGAGGAGTATACTAGAGTGGTAAACTCAGGAGTTGTTGGCGGCAAGTTATGACCTTTCCAATCACTATCGTAGATAATTTTTTTGAAGATCCCGATGCGATTGTAGAGCAGGCACTTGCTCACAAGTATTACAATCCAGATGTTGGCAACTGGCCAGGTAAACGCACAAAGCAACTTCACGCTATCGATAATCGCTTCTTCAATTACTTTGGCGAGAAGTTGTTTCATCTTCACTTTAACCAGGCACCAGAGAAGTGGACACTACAAGCACACTTCCAAAAGATTCAACCATTTGCTGATGATAAATGGGACCGAAAAAACCGTGGATGGGTTCATCAGGACATTGATACCTGGTTTGGTGGCATTGTATATCTGACCAAAGATCCAGAACCTGATACTGGAACGTCAATCTACAAAGCGAAGAATGGATACACTCTTCAATACAAAGATGAGATTGGTCTGAAAGAGAAGTTGTATCTGGATGATCAAATTGATGATGAACTTTATAACGAAGTTTGGGATAGAGTTCATGATCAATACGTTGAGACTGTAAAGGTCGAAAACGTGTATAATAGACTTGTCATGTTCAACGGTATGACCCACCATGGCGTTAAAACCTTTGGAACCAAAGAACGTTTGACTTTAAATTTCTTTGGTATGGACTTCTCTACTGAACCATCTTCACTGCCCCCACTGCTTCGCGCTCGATGAAAGTTGCTATTATCACTGACCAGCACTTCGGTGCAAGGAAGTCTTCGCGTGTCTTCCATGAGTTCTTTCTTAAGTTTTATGACCAGGTGTTCTTCCCAACACTGAAAGAACGTGGAATCACTACAGTCTTTGACTTGGGAGATACGTTTGATAACCGTAGGCAGATTGATCTGTGGGCAGCAAAGTGGGCAAGAGAGAAGTATTACAATCGTCTACAAGAGATGAATGTTGAAGTTCATGCTGTAGTGGGAAACCATACTGCATACTTCAAGGATACGAATACTATTAATACTCTTGATAACCTGCTTGGAGAATATGAGAATGTTCATACATACTCCGAAGCAACAGAAGTAACTGTCGGCGGGTTACCTATCCTTTTTATTCCCTGGATCAACAATGAAAATTCTGAAACCACTTATCAACTTATTAAAAGTACAACTTGCGACTACGCGATGGGGCACCTTGAGCTCAACGGATTTGAAGCTCATCGTGGATACATCATGGAGCACGGTGTGGAAAGCAAACGCTATCAGAAGTTCGCTAAAGTTCTATCAGGTCACTACCATCACAGATCTTCCAGAGGAAACATCCACTACCTAGGTAACCCCTATCAGATCTATTGGAATGACTATAAAGATCCTCGTGGTTTCCATATCTTTGATAC